GGCAATGCAAGGGTGTTCGGCAATGCAGAGGTGTTCGGCAATGCAAGGGTGTTCGGCGATGCATGGGTGTCCGGCAATGCAATGGTGTCCGACAATGCAATGGTGTCCGACAATGCAAGGGTGTCCGGCGATGCAGAGGTGTTCGGCAATGCAAGGGTGTCCGGCGATGCATGGGTGTTCGGCAATGCATGGGTGTTCGGCAATGCAGATTACACAACTATTCATGGATTCGGTACTCAATTCCGCACAACTACATTCTTCAGATGTAAGGACAAACAAGTTAAAGTGTCTTGCGGCTGCTTCTATGGAACAATTCCAGAGTTCCGTGAACAGGTGAAAAATACCAGAGATGGAAAAATCGCAGAAGAATATCTGATGATTGCTGATCTCATGGAGAAACATTTCGCAGAAGAAGCAAAATAACAGAAACATCATAATCTATCGTAGAAAGGAGAGATTCTTATGGCAGTAATTAAAACAATAAAAAATGAATCTGGCGGGGTAATCAGAATACATGATGATTACTGCAAGGACAATACACATGAAGACAATCAAAGGATTGTCGATGAATGTTCAAGAATTATCTTGGACTACCACAGAAGAAAAGAAGCAAATTTGGCATAAGCGCCCCGGAGGGAGTCGCAACCTCCACCCCGGAGCAGTAAGCCACTAAACCTAACTTAGTGGATACAGGTAAATTATAATCCTCTATCCGCTAAAAAGTCAATATTAAGCGAGAGGAAAATAACATGGAAAATAAAAAAAATGCAACAAACAATGAAAAGATTACATGGAACGATTTGGAAACAATGCTGGCTACCGAAATCGTGAAAAAAGCAAAGAGAGAGACTAAGAAGTGGTTCAGTGCATGGCTTTTGACTGCCGCGCTGTTAATCCTTACTAATATCTTTTGGTATATTGCTTACAGTCTGTAATCTTTTTTTCTTTTTTGGAGGGAAAAGAATGAAATCACCCAGACAGAACAGAAAGGATATTGTAGTCAGTGCGATTATCGGGGTCCTGCTTACTTTTCTTCCGGTGTGGATGTGGGAGAAGAGCTTGCAGCAGGTCCTGGCAGGCATTGTATTTGCGCTGTTTACGTATTTAGCACTGCTTTAAGAAAGGAGAACGAAAATGTTTGAAAAAGAAATCAAAGAGCTTTTTGAATTAGCATGGAGAGTTTCAAACGAAACAGATTATTTTGTTTCGTTTTACATCACTTCGCACGTGCATCTTTGCGATATCGACATTATGAATTCAAAGTGGGATCCGAACAGGAAAAAGGATGGAAATTACACAATCTACTTTGATAGTAAACTGCTTAAGAAGGAATCAGCTGAGCAGTGCAAACTTGCAAAAGCACATCTTCTTAGACTCTTAATAGATGGGAGGTGTCCGCTAAATGTTGAATCAGATGGAGTTGAAGCTCCTGCCGACAATGGAACTGATAACAACGGCGAACGAGCTTCTGACGGAGCTGAACAGACGGAAAGAGTACATTCTTGATTGGGAAAATCCGGACATGTATCTGAATCACCTCGAGTATCACTGTGCCGGCGGAGTATTTTCGAATGGCAAAAAAAATCCGGTGAGAGGGGATGGTTCTGACAATGTGTATTGCTTTTTTAAGGCGGTGTAAACATGGAAGAGCGCATTAATGAGATTGTTAGATTGATTGACACTCAGCTTGCTATTGTGCCAGATAATCCGATAGAGGAATCATACAAGGCAAGGACATTGGCAAGCTACGTACAAGCCTTAAATGGGCTTTTAACGGCTCAAAAATCATATAAGGAGGAAAGTATCAATGAGTGATTTTGAAATCCGTATTCCGGCGAGAAAGAAACAGCCTGCAACTGATAAGGATAATCCGGTCGTGAAAGTATCAACAGACGCATACAACGCACTGGTTGAGATTTATAACGAATCAACTTTATCTATGAAAGATATCGCAAGTTTGCTGATCGTTGAGGGCAGCAAGTATGTAGTGTATGACAAGGAGGAATAACAATGGCAACACCAGTATTGATTATTGGAAAATCTGGATCCGGCAAAAGTACTAGTCTTAGAAACTGTCAGAATTCCGATTGGAACCTTATCAGAGTATTAAATAAGCCGCTTCCGTTCAAAGGAAAGATTGACGGATGGTTTACAGATGATTACCAGCAGGTAATGAAATGCCTGATTGCATCAAAAGCGGATTCTATTGTGATTGATGATGCTGGATATCTTATCACCAACCACTTTATGAGAGGACACGCTTCTGCCGGAAAAGGCAATGCAGTATTTTCACTTTACAATGACATTGGTGATTATTTCTGGAATCTTATCCAGTTTATAGTCACGAAAGTGCCGCAGGACAAGATAGTATATATGATGATGCATGAAGAAAAGGATGATTCTGGAGATGTGAAGCCGAAAACCATCGGAAAACTACTTGACGAAAAGATTTGTTTAGAAGGTCTTTTTACGATTGTTCTCCGCTGTATTGAAGAGAGTGGAAAGCATTTATTTGTCACTCAGGCAAGTCAGGGAGCTGTCAGCAAATCACCGATTGGTATGTTTGATTCACTGACCATAGACAATGATCTGGCAGCGGTAGACAAGATTATTAGAGATTATTACGAATTAGGAAAGAGAGAGAATAAAGATGAATAAACCGGCAATGTATGATACAACACAGGCAGCAGGAGAATTTGAACCAATTAAGCCTGGCGGTCATAAAATGGTGATTAAACAGGTGTCTGAACGTCAGTCAAAACCAGACGATGAGGGAAAAACTAAAAATATGCTCGTTATTCTGTTTGATTTTGCCGACGGTGACGAACAGGCTGGATATTTTATGAAGCAGTTCGAAAATGATATCCGACCAGATAAGAAATATCCGAATGCAGGCACAAACTACATGGTTATTGACGATAGTGTAGATTATGGTGTTCGTAATCTCAAAACATTCATTACATGCGTAGAAAAGTCAAATCCTGGATTTGCTGTTAAGTGGGGCGATAACTTCGGACAGCAGTTCAAAGGCAAGCTGATCGGTGGCATCTTCCGTCTGGAGAAAGACTGGTACGGCAATAAAGAAGTGAAACGTCACAAGTTAGCATGGTTCCGCAGTGTGGAGGGAATTAAGGACGCAGATATCCCAGAAGAGCGTACCACAAAAGCGTATGACGATCATCTGAAGGAAGAAGCTATCATGGGAGCCAATCCAGCAGGTACGGACTTTATGAATATTCCAGACAGCGTAGCAGATGATGTCCTTCCGTTCAATTAATATAGAGGTGAGTTAATGGGATATACGCATGGAATACCATGGAATGACGATCTTATCAAAGAAAATATTATTATAGTTGTTGAGAAATTGAATTTAGATCATTTTCCAACTCATTCCGAAATGATAGAAGTTTTTGGAAATAAAAGTCTTGCTTGCAAGATTGCAAAGCATAAAGGGACTGTGTATTGGGCTGAAAAACTTGGGCTGCCTCTTAAATATTCCGATACGACTTTTGGAAACAAATATGAAATAAAAGCAATTTCAGATATTTACGAGAATATCGGATTGAATAGTGTACAAACAAGCTCAAGGCACCCTTATGATTTGCTTACTGATAGCAGTGTAAAAATAGACGTAAAAGCATCTAAGGAATTTACAAACAATTGCAATTCAAAGGCATTTACATTCAACCTTGAAAAGAAAAATCCGACTTGCGATATCTTCCTTTTATATTGTTTGAACGATGATGAAACATATCGAAAGGTATTAATAATCCCTTCCTGTTCAATCATCGGAAAAACGCAAATAGGAGTAGGAGAGAATAGTAAATGGAATCGTTACGAAAATCGTTGGGAGATTATAAAACAGTATAGTGAATTCTTTAGAAAATACAAATACCAGAAGGATGTGATCTGATTGGTCATACAATGTGATACACGTGAACACAAAAAGGAATGGAAACGGATTCAGAGTCAGTTTGATAGCCTTGGAGTGCAGTATTTTCGTTCTAAATTGTATTGCGGAGATTATCAAAGTCTTGATAATGCAAAGCTCTGTATTGACCGTAAAAAGGATTTACAAGAGCTTTGTGGAAATGTCTGCCAGCAGCATGAAAGATTCAAAGCGGAGCTTATCAGAGCGCGTGAGGCAGGTATTCAGTTGATTATCCTATGCGAGCATGGACCAGATATTAAATCAGTTGGTGATGTATATTTCTGGGAGAATCCAAGGAAACACAAAGTTATCTGGAGAACTGTAAACGGCAAGAGAGTAAAGGCTGTGATATCTGACAAAGCTGTTGATGGCTGTCAACTATACAAATCTCTATGTACGATCAGAGATAAATACGGAGTCCAATTTGAATTCTGTACAAAAGAAGAGACTGGACGGCGAATCTTGGAGTTGCTGTCATGACTAAGGAAGAAATCAAACAGTCAGTGAAAATGCCGGAAATTCTTTCCAGATATGGACTGAAACCGAACAGAGCGGGATTTATATGTTGCCCTTTTCACAAGGAAAAGTCAGCATCCTGCAAAATCTACGATGATTCTTTCTACTGTTTCGGCTGTGGAATCGGCGGTGATGTGTTTGATTTCGTGATGCAATACGAATCCGTTCCTTTTAGTACTGCATTTATTGAACTGGGCGGTACTTATGTATCAAAAAAAGGTAAAAGCCGCAACCAGATCAGACATGAAATGAGAGATATCAAATCAAAAAAATGCAATCCCGCTCAGGATCCCAGCGAACTTGAACAGGTAGAAAAGAACATGTTTATGTACGAAACAGCACTAAAAACTTTCCCTCCTGGTTCAGAAGAGTGGTATATGTGCCAGTTCAACCTTGAAAAAGAAAAAAGCAGATATGAAATATTATCAGCTAAGGCAGGAGGTGAGAAGCATTCTTGAAAATATTGAAAATTTGCAAGCAAATGATTTTATGCAGAAGAAGTTATATGAAGAACTTTTTGCGATAAAAAGTAAAATCGACCGCTCGGAAGTTAAATTTAAGTTGATGGACAGAGCAAAGAACGTAAGAGTAAAAAGCATAGCCGAGGAATTCATAAAAGAATTCCAGAAAGCAGAACAGGACAAGGAAAAGGAAGAAAAAGCAAATCGTTCCATGCAACTGGTTGAGAATATAACAAATTTTTATGAGGATGATATTGGAAAAGAATATCCTAACATGGCTTGCGGAAGCTGGATAGCTACGGAAAACGGAATATTTTCTTCCGAGACATCCAAGGCAAGGGAACTTGTGTGCCACCACCCGATCATGCCGATTCGCCGACTAAAGAACATCGAGACAGGCGAAGAGCAAATTACAGTTGCTTTCAAAAGAGACGGATATTGGACGGAAATAACCGTTCCAAAAATTGACATTGTGACTTCCAGAGCAATAACTAATCTTGCAAGGTTCGGAGTGCAGGTAAATTCAGAGAATGCAAGGCTTCTTGTGAAGTATCTGGCAGATGTGGAAATGTACAATGCCGATATGATTGACATACAGCACTCTACAAGCAAGTTAGGGTGGCATGGCAATGTATTTGTGCCTTACGACCTTTCAATCGTTTTTGATGGCGAATACCGCTTTAAAACACTATTCCAGAGTATACAGGAAAGCGGAGATTACTTCAAGTGGGTGACGCTGGCTAAGCAGCTACGGTCATGTGGGCGATTGGAACCACGAATAGCACTGGCGGCATCTTTTGCGAGTGTTCTTATACAGCCACTTGATGTGCTGCCGTTCATTGTAGATTTCTATGGGCAGACAGGAGGCGGAAAGACGGTAACAATCAATATAGCGGCATCGGTTTGGGGGAATCCGGCACCGGGAGCCTACGTTGGGAATTTTCGTTCAACAGATACATCATTGGAGACAAGGGCAGATATGCTCAATAACCTTCCGATGATCCTCGATGACTCTAAGAACGCTTCTCAATATATTCGGGACAACTACGAAACATTGATTTACAATCTCTGTTCCGGTAAAGGGAAAGGAAGATCAAATAAGGACCTCGGAGCAGCTAAGGAGAATACATGGTGTAATGTAACCATTTGTAACGGCGAGAATCCTATTTCAGAATTTGCAGATTCCGGTGGAGCAATCAACAGAATTATTGAAATTGAGTGCTGCGAAGATATTTATGAGAATCCAGCAGAGATTAATAGCACTGTAATGAAAAATTATGGTTTTGCTGGAAGAGTGTTTGTTGGGAATCTTAAGAGATTTACACCAGATGAATTAAAAGAAATGAAATCTGATATTGAAAAGGGCTTTGATGGATATAATTTTCCAGCAAAACAGGTCATGGCAATATCTACACTGCTTCTGGCTGACAAATTAGCTACAGATTTCATATTTAAGGATGGACGTGAGCTGACAGTCGAGGATGTTGCAGACATACCTACACGCAAGAAAGATGTATCGGAGGGCCAACGATGCTATGAATTTATCATTGAAAGCCTTTCAGTATACGGACAGCACTTTGATGCGCAATTCAGCTGCGATCAGTGGGGATTCAAAGAGACACCAGATGAGTACGGAGACGTATATGTGTATTTTTATCCAAAGCCTCTTGAAAATCTCCTGAAGAACAACGGATTCTCCAGAAAAGCCTTTTCAGCATGGGCGATTAATCGAGAATTAATTAAGCATACAGGAAAAAGGGATACGGTAATAAAAAGAGATGGGGGAAGTGTAATGAGACTTGTTGCTGTAAAGATTATTGATATAAAAGATCTTGAAGACGAACAGGAAAATGAGCATGTTGAAGCTGATTTTATACCTGCTAATACTGGAACAAGTGTTCCGTTTTCGTGATTTGTAACCATGTAACCATGTAACCCGCGGAAAAGCATGTGTATAGGGAATAAAAAAATATATAAAAAAATCATATATACATTGCAATCTCCTATAGGAAAACCTTGGTTACATTGGTTACACGGTTACATAACTCTGAAACCCGCATAAAATAAGGGTTTGCGGTGTAACCAAGGTGGTTGAAAAGTTGGTTACACATTGGTTACAAAAATAAAATGATTACACAAATTAAAAAATAAAATTAAATTGCATGAAAATTCAGATTGTTACAATTGGTTACTAAGGCATAAGGAGTGGTTACAAAAATGGAAAAAGAGAAGCTTAATAAAAAACAGCGGTACGCATTGGACACAATGTTGTCTGGCAGTAATGTTTTCCTTACAGGAGATGCAGGAACAGGCAAGACAACGGTTATTCAGACATTCATTGATGAGGCGGAAAAAACTGGTAAAAGTGTTCTGGTATCTGCTACTACTGGAATAGCTGCGGACAATATCGGATATGGAGCGACTACCGTGCATCGTGCATTGAATATCTCAATCAAATTTGAGGATTACAAGAAAAAAGTGAAATCCAGAGCTGAACTGTTGAAGGAAGCGGATATTCTTATTATTGACGAAATCAGCATGTGCCGGTTCGACCTGTTTAATATGATTGCGAAGACGATCATTACAGAAAATGAAGAGAGAGCGGTTGATAGACTTTTGAGCGGAGAGGATAAAGAAGACGTTCAACTGATCGTAATTGGGGATTTCTACCAGCTTCCACCAGTCATTACAACAGATGACCGTAAAATTCTCTGCCGGATGTATGGATCTGATTATGGAAAGGGTGGAAAGTACGAACACGGATATGCTTTCATGTCTGAGTACTGGAAAGAAATGGGGTTTGAATATATTAAACTTGATGAAGTATGCAGGCAGAATGATGAGGGATTTAAGTATGTGCTGAATGATATTAAATATGGCAACAATATTAGAAAATCCATTGCATATCTGGAGAATAACGAATCAGACAAGGTTATACCAGAAGCACCGTTTCTGGTCGGAACAAATGCTGAAGCTGATCGGATTAATAATACTTTTCTCGGAAAACTGGATAAAAAGACCGAAAAAGTGTTTCATGCAGCAGTTGACGGAGAATTAACGTCTGCTGATATTAAGAACATTGCATTTGCCAGAGAGGACTTAATTCTTAACATCGGTGCAAAAGTGATGATTACAGTCAATGATCTGTCTGGAAACTACGTCAATGGAACGATTGGCATCATTCAGAAAATTGTGGATAACGGAGAATTTGAAGAATCCTATCTGGTTATCAAGACTGATAAGGGTAAAACAGTTAACTTGTACAGATACAGTAAAGACATTGAGAAACAGGTTATTGAGGAAACTGAACAGGAAAAAGATGGACAGAAGATCGTAAAAGAAAAGATAGTCCGTAAGAAAGCTGGTTCTTTCTCTCAGTTCCCGGTAAAACTTGCCTGGGCGATCAGTATTCATAAATCACAGGGACAGACATTTGAAAAGATTAATATTGATCCTTGCTGTTGGGATCCTGGACAGTTCTATGTAGCTGTTTCCCGGGCTAAATCAGCTAACGGCATACATTTTATCAGACCGATAAAACAGAGCTATATAAAGGCGTTTAGCAAGGATAATGAGCGACTTCTTGAACAGAGTTTTGAGGTAGAAGAAGGTGTATAAGTATGAGAGTGACGCATGAGCAGATACCGAACACCATAAAGTTTTTACAAATCGACTTTCCGGCACTGGTCCTTCAAACTGCCGGAATAGAAGAAAGGGACGAATACTGGCAGCAGGTAGTTGAGCAGATACACGTTGTATCGGACAAATATAATAAAAACGGCTTTGTGGATCACATGCTTACAGCCTATGCGGATTATCTGGACAAGATGCATAAGAAAGCTAAAAATCTGAACAAGGAGAAAACCAATGAACAAAATAAAGGAGTACGAGCGAGGGAGAGAGGACGGCCTTGACCTGGCACTCAGAATTGTTAGAGATGGCGGTATAGAAGCACTTGAGAGGGAAATAAAATTCCGAGGGATTACAGGAGTACATACCTCTTTAGCCAGTAAAGACCTGGATAAAGCTGCACAGAAGATCAAAGAAATGACACTTGATACATTTGCAATCCTTGGAATTGCCGTTTTGCATGATGATTTCGGATTTGGACAGAAACGCTGTCAGAAATTCATGGACGGCATGGACAGGGGGGGGCTGATTATCTGATGGATGATATGGCAACCTGGGAGGATTACAGAAGATCAATCAAAGAGGAACTGAATCTTGATTTGAGATTCCGCATTAACGATTAAGTGAGGTGTTACTGATGGGAAAATACAATACAGAGCGTAAACACAAAGAGGGACAGGAGATGTATAAAGCGGTATATCACTTTATCTTGAAATATTACCGAAAGCACCACTATATGCCGTCTACAAGAAATATCGCAGATGGATTAGACATTTCAATGGCTACTGCCAGAAAACACTTTAATTTGCTTTTGGACAATGAATTACTTGTTAGCGAGGATCCGACAGAGCAGAGGGCGTATAGATTGAGTTATTCGAAGGTGGAGGAATAAACGAAAGAAATGCGTAATTTAATTATAGATTGCTTCGCCGGCGGTGGAGGGGCATCTGTAGGAATCGAAATGGCGCTCGGAAGACCTGTTGATATAGCAATTAACCATGATCCAGATGCAATTCTGATGCACAAGACAAATCATCCAGGAACGCTACATCTGACAGAAGATATTTTCAAAGTAGATTTGCAGAAATATGTCGGAAATCAACACGTAGCGTTGATGTGGGCTTCCCCGGACTGCACAAGCCATTCAAAAGCGAAAGGTGGTCAGCCAAGGAAACAGGGGCTTCGCATTCTTCCATGGGCTGTATATAAGCACGCAAAAGCAATTCTCCCAGATGTAATCATTATGGAGAACGTGGAAGAAATACAACAGTGGGGACCATTGGACGAAAAAGGGCATCTAATCAAGGAAAAGACTGGTGAAGATTATCGAAAATTCATTTCAGCAATGGGAAATATCGGTTATGAATTTGACAGCCGGGAACTGGTAGCTGCGAATTATGGAGCGCCGACTACAAGAAAACGTTGGTATGCGGTGTTTCGTAGGGATGGAAAACAGATAGTGTGGCCAAAGCCTACGCATAATCGCTTGGGAACAGACGGTCTGAAGCCATACGAACAGTGTGGAGATTACATTGATTGGTCAGACTTAGGCAAAAGTATATTTGACCGTCCGAAACCACTGGCAGAAGCAACACAGAAGCGAATCGCAAATGGAATCAAGAAATATATCGTTGGTAATCCAGAACCGTATATTGTACGGAATAAAGATGCACTGGCATTTATCATTCAATATCATGGAGAAACCAGACAAGGCGATTCCAGAGGACAATTGCTGACTGAACCGATAAAAACCATTGATACCTCGAACAGATACGGACTTGTGACAGCTTTTATCACGAAATATTACAAGACCGGAATCGGTCAAGGATGTGACGAACCACTGCATACAATAACCACATCACCCGGGCACTTCGGTGTGATATCTGCTTTTCTGGTTAAATATTATGGAACGGGATGCGGACAGGTGCTTAACGAGCCACTTGGAACCATTACCACAAAAGACAGGTTCGGACTGGTAAACGTTCTGGTTGATATTCATGGAGAAAAATACATCATATCAGATATTTTTCTCAGAATGCTAAAGCCGGAAGAATTAAAGGTAATGCAAGGGTTTCCAAAAGATTACATTATTGATCGGGACTATAAATGGAGAAATTACCCGATCGCAAAACAAGTAGCGAGAATTGGGAACAGTGTTGTGCCAGTTATGGCAGAAGCACTCGTGAAAGCTAATTGCCCGTATCTGAAAGTTGGAGAGCGTAAAGCCGCACCGGTGATTTATGTGCAGAATAACGGACAGGTAGCATTTGGTTAAGAAATCATGGAGGACTGCACAATAGCGTGTCAGTTGCTTACATGTGGAAAGTGAGGATGAAGAATGAAATTATTTAAAACAGTAGATGAAAAATTAGTGGAAATTGGATTTACAAAAGTTGAAGAAGATAAATACGGATGTGAGTATGAGAGAAAAGATAAGAAATATGGATATACACAGATCGTATCTATTTTACATAAAAAATCCGGAAGCCACATCTTACAGTCTTATGATCCAGATTTAGGAGATAGCAAAGGAATCGGAAATACTTGTGTTGGTCTTACAGGGTATGAAATGAAATTGTTTATCAAAAAGATGAAACAATTAAAGATGTATTCAGGTAAGGAGGACGCAAAATGTTAATCAGAAGTCAGAATAAAGCAATTTTATTAAACTTTAGCAATTCGACTGTAGTTTATATTGTGAAAAATGACAAGGATTTTGTTATTTTAAGCCTAGAGAACGAAAACAGATATAAACTTGGTAAATATTCTTCAGAAGCAAAAGCTATGAAAGTGCTGAATATGATTCAGGAAGCTTATGTAAATGGACATATTGATTATCAGATGCCAGTAGATGGGAGCGTGGAAGTATGACAGAAATAAAAGGATATACCGCGGAAGAAGTCGCAAAAGCCAGTAAACAGGAACTTGAGGAAGATTATGACTTCTGTAAAGGCAAACTTGCCGAGATAAGAAGACATGAATCTGAGATTGAGACTATCAGGAAAGTGTATAGAGAGCTTATCATAAAATACAGAATCAAAAGTGTTGATAGAGTACTGGCATATATCCGTATGAAAGGAATCATAGACAAGAAAGAGCTTGACTTGTTATTGTGCCATTGCCAGAACAAACTGGGTGGAAATATTGATGGCATTGAATTGGATTTGCATTATGAAGAGCCAGAAAATAGTGAGGTGGAAGCATGAAGTATAAATGCGTGAAAGCATTCACGTTAGATACATACGATGATGATGGGTTTTACGTTGACGGATACATGGAAATTGAGGTAGGCGAAGTTTATGAAGTTGGAAACGGAAAAATTATCGACGGAGATATCCATCTTGATGGAGTAAATGTTAACAGATGGATTGAGATATCAAAAGAAACTTTAGAAAAGTATTTTGTGGAGGTGGAAGTATGAACAATGAAATGACACTTGTTCAGAATCATATAAGGAGGACTGAATGGGATATTGTAAATTAGACTGCCCGGACGGTGAAACACAGTGCTGCATCTGCTGTACTAAGCAGGATTCCTGCCAGTGCAGATGTGATGATATGGACGGTTATGAATATGCGGAGGAGTGTGAAGATTATGAGGTTGATTAATGCAGATAAACTGAAAGAAGCAATTAATAGTTCTTTGAACACAGGGAGAGAAACATTTAGCCCGGAAATTATGTGTGAAGCTGTTGACGAACAGCCGACAGCTTTTGATGTGGACAAGGTTGTGGAGCAGTTGGAAAATAGAAGCGCGTTGGCAAGACCAGTAGGATGGTCTAAAGCATATGAAATTATAATGCTGAAAGATGCAATCGAGATCGTGAAGGGCGGTGGAGTTGAATGAGAGGAACACTGATGCAAAGAGAATTTATTTGCGGTGACTGCATGAATTTTCTCCCGGACTTTCCAGATAATTACTTCGATGTGGCAGTTGTAGACCCACCATACGGAATCAAAGAACATGGCGGTAAGAATCGCAGTAAATATGTAAAGCAGAAAAATGGAAGTTCCATTTATGTTCCTGATGGCGGCTATAAGAATTATGGTTGGGATAATAAACCGCCAGATCGAGAGTATTTTAAACAGCTATTCAGAGTATCAAAAAATCAGATTATCTGGGGATGTAATTACTTTGATTACCCAATGGCAGGTGGCTTGATAATCCGGGATAAATGCAATGATGGTTCAGATCAATCAGACGCAGAAGTTGCTTACTGCAGTCTTACAAGAAGGGTTGACATTTTTCGCTATATGTGGAGAGGAATGTTTCAAGGAAAATCAATTGCTGAAGGAACTGTTCAACAAGGAAATAAGAAATTAAATGAAAAGAGAATTCATCCGACACAGAAGCCAGTAAATCTATACAGGTGGATTTGCCAGAAATATCTGCAGAAAGGAATGATGGTGCTTGATACGCATGTGGGGAGTGCAAGCTCATTGATTGCCTATGAAGAATACGGAATTGAATATATAGGGTATGAAATTAATGAATGTTATTACAATGACGCTTGCAAACGGTTAGAAGAACTTAGATCACAGATTGCATTATTTGATTTAGGAGTGAAGGAATCAGATGAGTAAATCAGTATTAGTGATAGATACGCCAGAAAATTGTTATGACTGTCCGTTCGGAACTGAATACTGCGGCAATCTTGAATATGCGGGTTATTGTGAATTAGCTGACTGTTTAGATTGTGATGTAATTCTGATAACAGAAGAACATTATGATTGCGAAAGTAAATCAAGACCTGATTGGTGTCCGTTGAAGCCACTGCCGGAGAAGAGCACTATTGAGAACGATATGACGGATTATCAGTGTGGGATGGTCGATGGTCGAAATCAGTGTATTGATGAAATTACAGGAGGTGGAGTAGATGATTGATCTAGCGAATAAATGTGTATTAGTCATAACGCATGAAGAGTATGAAAATATTCTGAAAGCAGCAAAGGAACAAGGATATAGATGGTACGGCGGAAAAGAAGTGTATCCATATCCTTTTGAAGAACAGCAGATCCCGGATATGTTAAAGTTCTATAGCAATAAAGAACTAACAAGAAATGCCAGCCTTGAACCGGGATATGAATTGGTAGAAGCATCAGACGTAATTGAAGATGAGAAGGAACTCAAAGATGCTATAAGACTTGTCAGAACATTCGCTAAATACCTAGACAAAACAGCATTGACGGACTCGTTTATTAAGTCCTTGAAGTTACTTGCAGATACTGTAGAAAGTCAGATGGAAGAGGTGAAGTAGATGGAGAGATTAACACTTAATGAAGCTATTAAGCACGCAAAAGAAGTAGCAGATATGAATTATAATGACGCAGAAAAATTTGACTCAAATGATTCTGTAGAAAATTATATGAAGGCTAATTGTATGAAATGCGCAGAAGAACATGAACAACTTGTAGAGTGGTTGGAAGAATTAAAGTTTTATAAAGAAGCAGAAGAACAGGGCTTGCTTGTGAGATTGCCGTGTAAGGTTGGAGACACGGTTTATAGAGTGAATGCCGGAGCCAAGCAACCGATTATTCCGATGACTGTTTCAGAAATTCATTTTCTCTGTTACAAAAATGAACGTGCTGTAAGGTTTGACGCAATAGGCAAAGAAGATATGGGAGAAAGTTGCTACCGTTTAGAAGATATTGGAAGAATAGTATTTCTCACCCTCGAAGAAGCCGAGAAGAAGTTGGAGGAGATGCAGAATGGCAAGTAAAACTATCAAAGCAATGGGTGTTAGCCCTATTACAAATACCATCTACTATGGAAATGTAAACGAAGAAAAAGGTTTATGGGTAGGTGAAAAAAAAGACGTAACCGATACGGCAATCGCCTCTGTATTTGAATGGTTCATGAATCAAATGGATGGAAAAGAAGAGTTTGAGATCTCGTATCCAAATGTTTCAGAGTTTAAGTTGAAGATGGTAAGAGAGGAAATAAAAAAGAATGATTGATAGTTTAATAGCATTTACATTTGGCACTATTTACTTGATTACACATTTTGGTGGCAAGCGTAAATAGAAATAAAAAGGAGTGATGATATGCGGACCAGGCAAAAGTCACTTGTTGATTTTGGCGTATATCCAGAAGACATTAACCGTTTAAAGGATATATGCCAGAAAGCTACACCAGAGCAGAGACACGATATTTTACACTGCTGCATAAGCTCTTGCCCGCCGGGGATTGAACTTTTGGTGTATGAATCTATTGTAACAAACAAATCCTATGACCGTATCATGAAAACGAAATACATACCGGCAAAGCGAGACGATTTCTACGCATACAAGCGCAAGGCAATGGCTATGTTTTATGATACTCTAAGAAAACTAAGAGAAATATAATACTACAATTAATATTAAAATGTGGGGACAAATTTTTCTGCCATGTATGGTAATATAGTATATATCTATGACTATATGCCATATGTGGCAGTTTTTTGTTTGGAGGTGAGAACGTGGGAATGCCAATGGGAAAACCACCCATGTATAAAACGGTGGATGAAATTGAAAAAAAAATCGAAAAATATTTTGAGTATTGTAAAGGATATCCTTTAACTGATAGCAAAGGCAAACAAATGTTTAATAAATTCGGGTCTCCCGTTTTTGTAGACGTTCACCCTCCGACCGTTACAGGACTTGCTCTGGCCCTTGGATTTACAAGCAGACAGGCTCTTTTAAACTATCAAGCAAAACCAGAGTTTGTTGACACGATTACGCGCGCGAAAGCCAGAGTAGAACAGTATGCAGAAGAACGACTGTTTGATCGTGATGGTTCCAATGGTGCTCAGTTTAGTCTTAGAAACAACTTCAAGGGTTGGGACGCTGACAAGAAAAATGATGATTTCGGAGACGGAAAGATTACGATTGTGAACAATATTCCAAGACCGGAGAAACAGGATGGAAAGTAACGCTATCAAACTGAATGAGATTGTGGCACCAGCATTTTACAATGTGTTTTGGGATATTTTAGATGGTAAACACACTTACTATGATCTGTACGGTGGACGTGGATCCACAAAATCATCTTTTGTAGGCGGCATGATTCCGTTTCAGATGATGCAGGATGCAGAGAATGGCTTAATGTCAAATGCTGTAATCTTTCGGAAAGTCGGTAATACGCTCAGAGAATCCGTGTACGAACAGATCGCATGGGGAATTGATGCGCTTGGAGCAAGTGATTTATGGGCTGACAGTTTAAGTCCTATGCAATATGTGTATAAGCCAACAGGACAAAAGATCATATTCAGAGGACTGGATAAAGCTAAGAAAACAAAGTCCATAAAAGTAAAAAAAGGATATTTCAAGTACCTTTGGTTTGAGGAGCTTGATGAGTTTGCCGGAATTGAAGAAATCCGTACAGTTCAACAGTCTGTACTTCGTGGTGGAAGCAAATTTGAAGTATTTAAGACATTTAATCCACCGATCAGCCGGAGCAACTGGGCGAACGTGTATGTGGAGGAACCGAGAGTTGACAGCTACAGACACAAGAGCGATTATAGATCAGTTCCTGTTGAATGGCTTGGTCAGCAATTTATTGATGATGCAGAGCATCTGAAGAAAACAAATCAGAGAGCTTACGACCATGAATATCTCGGTCTTCCTGTTGGACTTGGAACAAATATTTTCGAACTGTTAGAAATTCGAAAAATTACAGATGAAGAGATTCAGAGCTTTCAAAGTATCTACCAGGGACAGGACTGGGGGTGGTATCCAGATCCTAAAGCATTTCTCCGTGTAGCTTATGTTCCTAATCAGGAAAAAGTTTTTTTATTAGACGAACTTGGAGGCTCCAAGATAAGAAACAAGGAAATGGCTAACCAGATAAAGAAAAAAGGATATGATGATTATTCAATATCTTGCGGAGTTGATGAAGAAGAAAGTATTATTGACTTCCGAGATGCAGGGCTTCCAGCACGTAGGGCCATTGTTACACCGGGAAGCCGCAAATATACTTTTGAGTGGTTACAGTGCCGAACATTAGTCATTGATCCGGCACGAACGCCTAGAGCATACAAGGAAATTATCAATTATGAACATGAAGTAGATAGCAATGGAGAAGTGATTGCAGATTATCCAGATGGAAACGATCACTGGATAGATTCTCTCAGATACGCAACCAGTCCATTGTCCATGAGAAGGGGGCACAGTGCATAATGTGTAAATTTTGTGATAATTTAGCTTCCTGCAAAGAATACTATGATAATCCAGAATGTAAGAAGAACAAATATATATACGGCTGTATGTTGTACATGTACATGAAAGACCGAAAAGGAAGCATTACTTCCAGACCGTTTGATCTTAATTATTGTCCGACGTGTGGAAAGAAGATTGCGACAGGTGACTAAATGGGACTTATAACAACACTAAAAAGGTGGTTTAACATGATATTCAAAAAACAAGCCGAAGAGGACTTTAATATCCAGGCGGCAGAATTCCCAGAGATGGAATCGTTGATTAATAAATGTGCGAACATATATCGAGGCGTTCCATACTGGCTAGATGATAAGAATAACATCAAGACGATTAATTTTGCTAAATCTGTGTGTTCTGAGACTGCCAGACTTGCAACACTGGCGATTGGCATTCAGATAGATGGTTCTGCAAGGGCAACATGGTTACAGGAACAGATTGACAAGGTATACTTCCAGATTCGGCACTGGGTAGAATACGGCTGCGCTTACGGAACGGTGTTCATTAAGCCAAACGGCGAGAGCCTTGACGTATTTACTCCGGCAGATGTGATGATAGTGGACTACGACAATCAGGAGATTAAGGGAATCATATTTAAAGATTCTTACACTGTTGGACGGAAATACTATACAAGGCTTGAATATCATAGATTTGTTGAAACCACCGTGGACGGAGTGACAACTTATCCGTACTATGTTTCTAACAGAGCCTATGTATCAAAATCCCCTCAGTCAATCGGCGATAAAATCGACCTTAAACAGACCAAATGGGCTGACCTCATGGCAGATACGCCGCCGATTCTCAAAGCAAATGGCGAGAAGCTGGACGGACCTCTGTACGGAGTTCTGCGGACTCCACAGGCGAACAATGTAGATATCAGTACACCATTTGGCTTACCGATATTTGCAGAAGCAATTGAAGAGTTGAAAGATCTGGACATTGCATACAGCCGTAATGCAAAAGAAATCCTTGATTCTAAGAGAACCGCTCTGGTAGATGACCGACTGCTGATGCCGAGCGGATCACCAGTATCCGCCATGACACCGCAGGCCATGGAGCACAGATGCAAAGAAATGAGCTTGCCGGATTATGTGAAAAATGTATTCGGACAGGATGAGAAAGAGTTTTACCAAGAAATCAACCCGATTCTAAACACTGATACCCGTATAAGCGGCATAAATGCTCTTTTAAGCCAGTTAGGGTACAAGATTGGGTTCTCTAACGGATACTTTGTTTTTAACGAATCTAGCGGAATTCAGACGGCTACTGGAGTAGAAGCAGAACAGCAGAGGACAGTCCAGTTTATCAAAGACGTGAGGGACAAACTGGAATCCTGTCTGGACGAAGTAATTTACGCGCTGAACGTTTACGCTGACCTGTACGGACTTGCACCTGTCGGAGTTTATGAAGTCAATTATGATTTCGGAGACATCCTCTATGTTAGAGAAAACGACCGTGCAAGGTGGTGGCAGTATGTAACTACTGGCAAGGTTCCAGCATGGTTGTATTTTGTAAAGTTTGAAGGAATGACTGAGGAAGAAGCGAAAGCAATGGTCAAAGAAGCCGAGCCAAAGGAACCAACACTATTCGGAGAGGAGTAAAAAGATGGCAGACAAGCCGGTAACAAGGGAAGAAAAATACCTCGCATATCTGACAGGCGAAATTCCAAAGCCAATTACAAGAGAGTTTTAGTGAATTAAGTAAAAAAAGCGGAGAGGATTAAAACTCCTCTCCACTTTGCAATAACATTATTAACAGCCAGAATCTTCTCGCTTGGATACAGCAAATGTCCTCACTATATTTGCACCAGGAACATTGCCATCATTAATACACTTAGCCATGCGAAGCATAGATATGATTTGTGATGAAGACGGATGCTCCTTGCCGCAATTTGGACAAATTACCTTTTCCGTGTTAATTTGTTCATTTACGTAATAGTTGCAATTACAAGTACAGAAAATTTTCAATTTTAAAAACATTTTGCGACACCTCCTTAATAGGTTGATTATAGCATATTTTTAAAACATGTACCACAACATTTATCGAAAGAGGTGATATATTATACTTAGTCCTGAATATTTACGACAAATTACAGAGGGCAGTGAACAAATTGCTGAAGAATTGCACCAGTATATCATCTCTGAGATCGTATCACGGATGATGGCAAGAATCGGCAGGGGCGAGGACTATATTCTGACCAATGCTGATGCGTGGAGAATCAGAACGTTACAGGAATCCGGTGAACTGTTAGAAGACATTCTGGCAGAACTATCCAGATACACCAAACGTGAGCAACAGGAGCTTCTTGAAGCGTTTGAAGATGCCGGAATCACTGCAATGGAGTATGATGATAAGGTATATAAGGCGGCAGGATTAAGTCCTGTGCCGCTTGAACAGTCACCAACAATGATAAGACTCATGGAACGAAATATGCTTGCGACCATGGGCGAGTGGAAGAACTTCACGAGAACAACCGCAAGTGCCGCTCAGAGGTTATATATCGAGCAATGCGACCTTGCATATAATCATGTGATGACTGGTGCAGTTGGGTATACGCAAGCCATTAAAGAGGCAGTTAACAACGTTGTGAGTGATGGTGTCACCGTCACATATCCATCTGGCAGAAAAGACACGATCGAAACAGCAGTCGCACGTTCTGTCAGAACTGGAGTGGCTCAGGCGTGTGCTGATATTCAGTTGACAAGAATGAAAGAAATGGGATACGGTTTAGTATTGACATCGGCGCACATAGGAAGTCGCCCAAGTCATGAAGTATGGCAAGGGCAGGTATTTTCCATAGACTGGGAAAAATTAAAAGAAATCAAGCCGGAGTTTTTTCGAGAGCGAGACACATCAGAATACCGTAGAATGCTGGAGCAAAAAGCAAGTCAATATCCAGATTTTATTGAAAATTGTCATTATGGTGAAGCTGATGGAATATGCGGAGTAAATTGCAGACATCATTTTTCAGTTTGGGCGGAAGGAATGCCGAATCCCTACGCAGAATTATCAGCACAGGACAAAGCCGACAAAGGCAAACAGTACGAAAAGGAACAGCGACAGCGTACTTATGAGCGGAGAATCCGCAAAACGAAGAGAGAGGTTCTTGGGCTGCAGGCAGGAGTCGACAATGCACCGAATGAAAAGGCAAAATTCGCATTACAGCAAGACCTTGACCGGAAGTCTTATCTTTTACAGAAACAAAATGCTGCATATAAAGATTATTGCAAACGGAATGGCCTGAGGGAACTACAAGACCGACTTATGATCGCTAAGTGGAACCGCCAGAACGCCGCTAAAGCCAGAGGAGCGGCAAGACGATATAAGACAGCAAAGGGGATTGACTGATGGATAGATGGGAATATTTCAATCCGAATCCTGTTAAGGATAAGAGAACAGGAGATTGCGTTGTCCGGGCAATATGCAAAGCAACCGGGTTCGACTGGGAAACGGTATTCACCGGATTAATGATACAGGCGTGCACTCTGTCAGATATGCCAAGTGCAAATTATGTCTGGGGAGCGTACCTCTATAAGCGTGGATACAGACGCAAACTGATTGAACAATCAGAACGATATATCTATACAGTCAACGACTTTTGTGCAGATCATCCGACCGGCACGTACATTCTCTGCATAGATGGCCATGTTGTGACGGCACAAGACGGCAAATATTTCGATACATGGGATAGCGGTAATGAAATCCCGGTATATTACTGGGAAAAGGAGAATAAATGAGCATATCAGAATTTATACAGATTTTCCTCTCTATCTGCGGAGGAGTGTCCATTGTCGGAGGGGCGGCAGCCGTAATCTTTAAGTGGATTACACCAGCATTCCGACTCAATAAGCGAGTAGAGACACTGGAAGAACATGACAAGCGAGATTACGAGAGTCTTCAGAGGATTGCAGAACGAGATTCATTAATTCTGGAAGTGCTGTCGACCATGCTGGACAGTCAGATTAGTGGGAATAACGTCGAAGAATTAAAAAAAACAAAACAGAAGCTCACGGAGTATCTTGCACAGAATCAGCGTTAATTGCATTAATAAGAGGTATGCTCATGAAGTTATATGTGTTCACAAAGAAAGATATAGACAGATTCTTAGTAGAGTGTAATTTCACGCCGGACGAAGAAAGATTGTTTCGGTTGAGATGTAAAGAATACACGCTTGAATACTGCGCTGAACAGATGAACGTGAGCATATCTACGGCGAAACGATTAAGCCGCCGAGTAAACAATAAAATAATCAAAGTGTGCTGATACTTTTTGGATACTAATTAGAGCCAGAAACGACCTGTTTCCGGTTCTTTTTTTATGTAAAAATATAATCAGAAAGGCGGTGTATAAGATGGCATTATATAACAATCCTTATCAATATAGTTTTGGCGTTCCTGGGCAGATGAACCAGTTCCAGCAACAGCCTGTCCAGATTCCAGCTCAACCAGTACAGCAACCACAGCAGAATAATAGCGGTATCCTGTGGGTATCCGGCGAAGTAGGCGCAAAATCCTATCTGGTAGCACCCGGGACAAGTGTTTTACTGATGGATTCAGAATCAGAAAAATTCTTTATAAAATCAACAGACGTTTCCGGTATGCCACAACCATTACGGACGTTTGAATATCACGAGGTAGGCTCTCAGATGCCGCCTAAACAGCCTGTTCAAAACATGGACAGTAAATATGTCACCAGGCAGGAATACGACGATTTAAAAGCCAAATTCGACGCTATAGCAAGTCGATTAAATTCATTTTCTGAATCTGTTAGAGTTAATACCGTGCAGGAATCAGCGACCAAGGGAGGAAATGCAGATGAGTAATCCATTATTTAACGCGCTTGGTGGTGGAATGCCACAGGGAAATGGGCCAATGCAGATGATGCAGCAGTTTATGCAGTTTAAACAGAATTACAAAGGAAACCCAAAAGAAGAAGTCCAGAAAATGTTGCAGTCTGGAAAGATTTCTCAACAGCAGCTTAACCAAGTTCAGCAGATGGCAGGGCAGTTTCAGAATCTGCTGAAAGGAATGAAATAGTACATTACAATCTGGCCAGATTGATGTAAATACACAATAAAGGAGATTATAACTATGGATGGAAATTATAGCTTAGCAGACATTGCCGCTGCTACTGGAAATGGCAGAAATAATGACGGCATGTTTGGTGGAGATGGTGCATGGTGGCTTATCGTGCTTTTCTTGTTCGTATTCTGCGGATGGGGAAACAACGGATGGGGCAATAACGGCAATGGCGGCGGATATGCAGCCACAGCAGCTACTCAAGCAGACATTCAGAGAGGATTTGATAACTCCGCAGTAATCAGCAAACTTGACGGAATCAATAGCGGCCTGTGTGATGGCTTTTATGCCATGAATAACGGTATGCTTACCGGATTCAATGGAATCAACACAAACATCATGCAGACCGGCTTTGGAATCCAGCAGGCAATCAATGCCGATACTGTAGCCAATATGCAGAATACAAACGCATTGCAGGCGCAGCTTGCAAACTGCTGTTGTGAAACCAGGGAAGCTATCCAGGGCGTGAACTACAACATGGCGCAGAACACCTGTGCATTGCAGAACACCATGAACAGCAACACAAGAGATATCATTGACAATCAGAATGCTGGAACCAGAGCGGTTCTTGATTACCTGTGTGCAAAAGAAAACGCAGATTTAAGAGATAAAGTTCAGAAACTTGAGCTTGCTGCTTCTCAGTCTGCGCAGAATGCTTACATTGCGGCAAATCAGGAAGCGCAGACGGCAGAACTGATTCGCAGAATAAGTCCTATGCCTGTGCCATCCTACGTAGTCCCAGCGCCATATCCATATTCTGGATGCGGATGCAACACCGGATGTAATTGCTGATAACTTCATATCGAGAGTATCTTTCGATTGATTCGGATGTCGGCTTATGCCGTTTTACACAGAGGGGCAGGCTGAGACCTGTCCTTTTGTGATATGAAAGGGGTAAAAATTATGGCAGAATTTACAAATGTAGCTGCTCAGACTGTAGCAGCAAATGGAAACGTAGTATTTTCAAACACAGCAGTCAAAGGTTCTAACTGTATTCAGCACAGAGAGGGAAGTGGAATTATAACTCTAAGAGGACTGACTAATCAGTGCAAAGCGAGATTCTTTGTGGATTTTTCTGGTAATATCGCAATTCCAACAGGCGGTACTGTTGAAGCTATTTCTCTGGCTATTGCAATCTCTGGCGAACCGGTTCTTTCTTCTCAGATGATTTCCACACCGGCAGCAGTAGACCAGTATAACAATGTGTCCTCTGGCATCTATATTGATGTACCTCGCGGATGTTGCGTTAATATCGCAGTAGAGAATACAAGCGATCAGGCAATTTCTGTTGCGAACGCAAATATTGTCGTGACCAGAGAAGCATAGGAGGTGTGATTATGAGAGACATTAAAGACTTATGTGCAAGAATTGAAGACGAACTGTCCAAAATCGCTGACAGTGGGTTGACTACTGGAAATCTGGAAATGACATACAAGCTGATTGATATGTACAAAGATATAAAGAACACACAGTACTGGGACAAGAAAGTGGAGTATTACAACACTGTCCTTGATGAGATGCGTAGCGGATACAATGACGATTACAGCGAGCGTGGAAGAAAACATGACAGCATGGGGAGATACAGCTCAAGTGACGGCAGAATGATGCCAGATTACGACCGGGGCAATTCTTATGCCAGACGTGGTGAACATTATGTCAGAGAGCATTACAGCCGCTCTGATGGGCGAGACACTTACGATGACTACATGACACAGAAGCAGAGCTATCGCTCCGGGAAGTCTGAAGACTGCAAAAGAAAAATGCTTGCTGCACTGGAAGAACACATGGATGAGCTTACCACGGAATTGAGCGATATATCCAAGGACGCAGAATGTCGAGAAGAACGTGATCTTGTTAAAAGATACGTCGAAAAACTTAGAAGTATGCTTTGATTCTTGCAAATGTGGGGACAACTTTTTTAAAAGAATATGATACTATAGTCTTACAAGGCATGGTGAACCTTGTAGGACTTGCTGATTAGAAGTTTTTGCTTTCTTTTTCGTTTCATGTCCTCCTTTCTTTGTGAATATGTCCTTAATAGAAACAGATTTGAGCGGAATCTGGAGGTTGAAAAGCGGGTGCAATTTCCGACATATTCATTAGTCAGCTTGACTGACTGGTAACACCTCCTTATAAATGAATCAACATTTCCGTGAAAGTCGGATAGTGGTAAGCATAACACGTTAAACACCTTGCTAACCCGGGAATCCGGGTTATGTGGAATGTACGCTAGTGGAAAACTGACAGAGTCGCGCTCTGGTCTCCGGTTCGATTCCGGGCGTTCCGCTTTGATTCGGTTAAAATTATGCTGTTTGCTTGCAGGCAGTCTATGATTTGGCTGAATTTATCTCATGAGAAAAGGTTATTGCTTATCCTGCTATCTGGTGTCCGGACCGAAAAGCATAATGGAATGTAGCTCAGCTGGAAAGAGCGGAGAGCGCATAGCTCTTGACGTCGCAGGTTCGAATCCTGCCATTCCGATTATAGGTTTATCCTTATCCTGTGGACTGGAATTTAATCCAAATAGTCCCGAAAAGGTGTCTTCTGGGAAAGCGGCAACGATTGGCGGTGTTGCGGCGGTCTGTAAAACCGTTCCCTCGTGGTAAACATTATAGGTTCAATTCCTATCTTTCCCATTACCTTGCCAGTGGTCTAACTGGCTTAATCCATTTACCTGCGGCGGCAGGTCAATAAACACGACCAGGAGGATATATATGCAGAAACTTATTGACACATTAAAATCATTTGGAATTGAAATCCCAGAGGATAAACAGGCAGATGTGAAAAAGGCACTTTCTGAGAATTACAAGAATGCAAAAGAAGTTGCAAAAACTCTATCAAAAGTTGAGGGAGAACGAGACGACTGGAAAGAACGCGCAGAGACAGCAGAAAAGACCCTGAAAGGTTTTGATGGTATCGACCCGGCGAACATTCAGACAGAGCTTGCTGGATGGAAGAAGAAAGCTGAGGACGCAGAGAAAGAATTCAATGCGAAAATCTACGAAAGAGATTTTGACGATGCTCTTAAAACTGCATTGGAAAATGTTAATTTTTCATCTCCAGCAGCTAAAAGATCTGTTATTGCTGATATCAAATCAGCTGGTCTTAAGCTTAAGGACGGAAAGATTCTTGGACTTAATGATCTGCTTGAACAGATGAAACAGGATGAACCTGATACATTTGTAGATGAAAGTCAGCAGCAGGCCCAGCAGCAACAAGCGAGATTTGCAACAGCGCGGATTGGACATCAGCAGACACCGGGAAGTATGACAAAGAAAGATATCGAAGCAATTAAAGACCCGTCTGAGAGACAGGCTGCAATTGCACAGAATATCCAGTTATTCCAGTGATTTTTACACCGACTATACGACAGAGTATAGCCGCTAACCCAATACCTTAACAATTATGGGTAGAAAGGATTTTTTATGCCAGCAAAAACAAATCTTATTATGACTAATGATATTCATGTCACGGCACGTGAGATTGACTTTGTTACCAGATTCGAAAGAAACTGGCAGCACTTACGTGATATTCTGGGTATCATGAGACCTATCAAAAAGCAGCCGGGTGCTGTACTCAAGTCCAAATACGCAGAGGGTACTTTACAGAGTGGAAAAGTTGGTGAGGGTGAGGAAATCCCTTACAGCAAATTCGTTGTAAAAGAAAAGGACTATGCGGAAATGACTATCGAGAAGTACGCAAAGGCTGTGTCTATCGAAGCAATCAAGGATCACGGTTACGAGAACGCTGTTCAGATGACCGATGATGAATTCCTTTTCCAGCTTCAGACTGATGTTACCGGCAGATTCTATGATTATCTGAAAACCGGTACGCTTACTTCCACAGAAACAACATTCCAGATGGCCCTGGCAATGGCTAAAGGCCGTGTAGAGAACAAATTCAAGCAGATGCACAGAAATGTGACTGGCGTTGTTGGATTCGTGAACATTCTGGACGTATATGAATACCTTGGAGCAGCTGAAATCACTATTCAGAACCAGTTCGGATTTCAGTACATGAAAGATTTCATGGGCTTCAACACAATCTTCCTGTTATCTGACAGTGAAATCCCGAGAGGACAGGTTATCGCAACACCTGTCGAGAACATCGTTCTGTATTATGTTGACCCGAACGAATCTGACTTTGCAAGAGCAGGTCTTGTATATACCGTATCTGGCGAAACAAACCTGATCGGATTCCACACTCAGGGTAACTACCACACAGCAGTTTCCGAAGCGTTTGCGGTAATGGGACTTACTCTTTTTGCGGAGTACATTGATGCAATCGCAGTAATCACCATTGATGAGACACCAACACTTGGTACTCTGACAGTAACATCTGCGGCAGGAACAGCAACTGGTGATACAAAAATCACTGTAAATCCGGCTAAGGAAAACTCCAACAACGTATACAAATACAAAGTTGCAACAGACGCAGTAACTGTTGGATATGGACAGAACCTCAGGAACTGGACTTCTTGGGACGGAAAAGCTGACATCAAGGCGGCAACCGGACAGAAGATTACAGTGGTTGAGTGCGACGGAACATACAAAGCACTGAATGCCGGAAGTGCAAGCGTAACAGCGAAATCATAAACGTAGGAGGTAACTGGCATGGCTTATGCAGATTATGATTTTTATACAACTTCATATTTCGGTTCGGTCGTGCCAGAAACCGACTTTCCACGACTGGCAGAAAAAGCCAGTGATTTCGTTGATACAATGACATTTGACAGGTTGGTGGACGGACTGCCGGAAAACGAACGCTCACAGAAGCGTATTAAAAAGGCGGTCTGTTCATTGACTGAATTAATGTATCAGATTGAGCTTGCTGAAAAGAATGCTATTAATCAGGCGTCAGCAAATGTGACCGACACAAATACCGGTGGCAAGTCAACAGGCATTGTAACATCTGTATCTTCTGGCAGTGAATCTATTTCTTATGCCACACCTCAGCAGATCGGGGCGAGTGCAAAAGAATGGAGTGCGGTGTATGCCGCCGCCGGAGATGTACAGAAAACGAATGACTTACTTCTTAAGACAGCTTTACCGCTTCTGATGGGAGTAAGGACGGATGATGGAATACCAGTATTGTATGCAGGAGTGTGATTTATGAAAAAGTTATTTATTTCGCAGCCAATGAGGGGAAAGACAGATGAGGAAATCCTTGCGGTAAGAGAAAAGGCAATCAAAAGTGCAGAGAAGCAGGTCGGTGAGCCTGTAGAAGTAATTGATTCTTTCTTCCAGCAAGCACCAGTGGACGCAAAGCCACTCTGGTATATTGGTGAATCCCTTAAACTTCTGGCAGAAGCTGATGTGGCGTTTTTCGCTAAAGGATGGGACGAAGCCAGAGGGTGCAAGATTGAAAATACTTGTGCTATCGAGTATGGCATTGAGACCATTATTGAAGATTATACGGAGGGCTAAAGATGGACATTTCAACATTAGGCTCATGTATAGCAATCGTTATGATTTGCTACATCGTAGGGATGGGCTGTAAAGCATCAAAAAGAATCTCTGATGAATGGATCCCGGTAATCATGGCGGTTATTGGTGGAATTCTCGGAGCAGTCGGAATGGGAGTTATCCCGGATTTCCCGGCAACGGATTATATCACGGCGGTTGCAGTCGGTATGTTTAACGGATTGTCGGCAACCGGTGTGAATCAGGTTATTAAGCAGACAGTGCAGAAAGAATAATATTAAGGAGAGGGTATCATGTATAGCAAAACTGTGACGATTTTTGATTATTATGAATCAGCCACAAATGGAGATGCGTACTGGTATCCTCATGTTTTACCCGGCGTTGACCTGATTACTGACAAAGGGGCAATCCTCAAAAAGTACGGACCGGACGTAACCGACAACGCACAGTTACACATTCGTTATACTGTTCAGAATGGCGATATAACCATTACTGATAAAGACGGAAAGATTCTTCCATGGGTGCCGTCTAAAGAGTGGAAACAGCAGATTAACAACGCTCTGGAAGATACTATCACATTCTCAGATGAATCGTTCTTCTGGGAGGGTGAGTGGACTGGTGGAACAGTCACTGAAAGTGATTACCGAAATGGATTCTATCAGTACATGAACGAGAATAAGGACAACGTGTTCAAGATTACCAGTGTAGGCGGTCCGTATACACTGATTCCTCACTTCGAGATTCTTGGTAAGTAATATGAGCAAAATTCATCATTTCAAAGGATTCTCCGTAGTTGACGGAGATATGAAAATCAAACTGAATATGGATAGATTTTCTAGGCAATACCAAGAAGCCCAGTATCTCCTTGATGGAATGGTTATGGACAGTATGGTTCCGTTCATGCCGATGATTACAGGGGACTTTATCAACCGGACAAGAGTTGAGAGTGCATCCTTGCAAGGAACTGGGAAAGTATGTGCGGCGGCGGCTCCTTATGGACGTTTTCTGTACGAGGGGAAAGGAATGGTTGATGAAGCAACTGGAAGTCCCTACGCAAGACGTGGAGCAAAGAAAGTTCTTGTCAGTCAGTTTTCTGGTCAGACAGCCGCAAAGGAAAATCTTGAATACACCAAACAGGCTCATCCACGAGCACAGGCAAAGTGGTTCGATGCTGCTAAGCGACAATACGGTGACACATGGCTTCGCAAGGTAAAAGCACAGGCAGGAGGTGGCAGACATGGCGGATAAACCTATCGGAAAAGATGCAACCGGATATGAGATTTTGACAGATGCCATGAAAGCACTTCTGAATCAGTATCCAGGGCTATACGAAAATAAAACAATCAAATTTGAAGAACTCGGCAAAGATTCCGGAATCGCTTTCTCGGCAGACAACGGAGCTTTAATCTATTCAGAAAAAGAAGATGTTTGCGGAACGATGCATCAGGTATGTCAGTACCCATTTTACGTGGTATATCGTACAGCATCTGACAAAGAAAGGCAGAAACTATCTGTTCAGAAGTTCCTTGACAATCTCGGTAAATGGATATGCCGGGAACCAGTTATCATAAACGGCTCTGAGACGCGCTTAAATGCTTTTCCAGAGCTTTCACAGGGGCGAGTGATAAAACGTATAACCCATGATAATTCCTATGGTTTAGAGCCACAGGAGAGTGGCGTACAGGACTGGTTATTGCCATTGTCAGTACGCTATGAAAATACTTATGAAGTAATATAACAAGTAACAACCGGCTATCAATTGGAGATAGTCGCTAACCTACACAGCCTTTTAAAAGTTATAGGCAGAAAGGACATTTCTATGGCAGTTACAGGAAAAATTGACCGTAAATATATGGCTCATTATATTGATGCAGGTTCCCTCTGCGGAGGGCTGACACCAAAATATGAGCGTCTTGGAAAGGACCTGGAAGAGTACAATGTCGAACTCAATCCAGATACCGAAACATCTAAAAACATTCTTGGAGAATCCACATTCAAGCATAACGGCTACGAAGTTTCTTCTGACGCTGATCCGTTTTATGCAGACACTACTTCTGATCTGTTTGCAGCATTGCAGAAGATTGTAGACGGACGTCTCAAAGACGATAACCTCAAAACAAAAGCAGTTGAGGTTCACCTTTGGACAGAAGCCACGGCAGGCAAGTATGAAGCATACCAGCAGGACTGCTACGTTGTACCGACTTCCTATGGCGGTGATACATCCGGCTATCAGATTCCGTTTACTGTGAACTACGTTGGTGAGCGTGTAAAAGGAAAATTTGATATCAGTTCCGGTACATTCACAGCTGACAGTGAATAATTCTTAGGAGGGCGTAGAAAATGGCAAAGATAATTAACACAAACATTGATGATGGATTTCTTCTTTTTACATTCACAAACAAGCAGGGAGAAGTGTTCTCTTCATTTAAGCTGAATCCTACCGACATTAACGTTGCAGCAAGAGCGGAAGAATTGGAAACTTTCTTTGAACAGGCTCAGGAATCTGTTAAAAATGTTTCTTCCAGCAAAGAGATGGCGGAGATTAATAAACAGATTGAGGACAAAATCAATTATATGCTCGGATACGAAGCATCTAAGGATTTGTTCAAAGAACCAATTACCGCAACAACTGTGTTTGGAAATGGTCAGGTGTTCGCCTATATTGTACTTGATAAGATTTCAGAAGCAATTGCACCGGAAATCGAAAAAAGAAAGAAAAAAATGCAGGCTACTGTTGATAAGTATACGGAGAAATATACAAAATGACCGCCTATGAGCTTCCCACCTCACTAAATATAAGTGGGGTGGATTTTTCTATCAGAACGGATTTTCGAGCAATCATTGATATTCTCATTGCGCAGAATGATCCAGAGTTAGACGAACAGGCAAAAGCAGTTGTTATGTTGCAGATTCTGTTCGAGGATTGGCAAAGCATACCCTCAGAACATCTTGCAGAAGCTTGTCAGAAAGCTTGCGAGTTTATTGACTGTGGACAATCCGATACTAATCCGAACAAGCCAAAACCACGTTTAATGGACTGGGAACAGGATGGAGACATGATTGTTCCGGCGGTAAACAAGGTTACCGGTAAAGAAATCAGAGCAGTGCCTTATATGCACTGGTGGACGTTCTTCGGATATTTCATGGAGTCTGGCGAATGTTTGTTCAACACAGTTGTCGGAATCCGCTCTAAAAATGCAAAGGGTGAAAAACTCGATAAATGGGAAAAGAAATTCTATCAGGAAAATAAGAACATTATTGATATAAAAACACGTCTCAGCGAAGAGGAGCAAGCGTACAAGGATGCGCTGAATGAGATGTTAAACCTCAAATAGTTAGGAGGTGAATGTATGGCTGCTGATGGCTCAGTCATTATTGATACCAGAATGGATACAACCGGTGTCCAAAAAGGTGTATCAGCGATTAAACAGTCATTCGACGGGCTTGGAAGCACAGTAAAAAAAATAGGACTACTTATCGGCGGAGTATTTGCTGTCGGTAAATTAGTACAGTTTGGAAAAGAATGCGTTGCCCTTGGCTCAGATCTCGCAGAAGTGCAAAACGTGGTTGATGTTACATTTACAACCATGTCAGACAAAGTAAATGAATTTGCAAAGAACGCTATGACCAGCGCTGGACTATCGGAGACTATGGCAAAGCGGTATGTCGGTACATTCGGAGCAATGTCAAAGTCGTTCGGATTCTCAGAAGCACAGGCTTATGACATGTCAACGGCCCTGACACAGCTGACTGGTGACGTGGCATCATTCTACAACATCAGTCAGGACTTGGCTTATATCAAGCTAAAATCAGTGTTTACAGGTGAAACAGAAACGCTCAAGGACCTCGGCGTGGTAATGACCCAGTCGGCACTTGATCAGTATGCACTTGCAAATGGCTATGGTAAAACCACATCCGCCATGACTGAACAGGAGAAAGTTGCTCTCCGCTTGGCTTTTGTACAGAAACAGTTGTCTGCCGCATCTGGTGATTTCATTCGAACATCTGGCTCCTGGGCGAATCAGGTTCGAGTAATGCAGTTACAGTTGCAATCTCTCAAGGCAACAGTCGGACAGGGATTAATCAATCTCTTCACTCCCGTTTTGAGAGTTATTAATATTTTACTGGGCAAACTGGCAACTCTGGCGAATGCCTTCAAGTCATTTACGGAGTTAATCACCGGGAAAAAATCTTCTGGTCAGACAGGTGCAAGTGGCGCAGGTCTTGCCGGGACAGATGCAATAGCTGATACGGCAGACCAATATGGAAATGCTGCCGACAATGCCGAAAAGCTGGCAGATGCAACAAATGATACAGCAGACGCAACTAAGAAAGCCACTAAGGCGGCAAAAGGATATCTTAGTCCTCTCGACGAAATAAATAATTACTCAACGGATAAAAGTGCGGATTCATCGTCAAAAGTACCGGGCGCAACTGGCGGACTTGCAGATCAGATGAAAGATGCTGTACAAAATGTTGATTACGGAAAGGTAGCAGAGGGCGAGACGGTTCTTGATAAGATGTCAAAACCGCTAAAAAAGATAATCGACAGATTTAAGCAGCTGGCTAAGTTAATTGCAAAAGGATTCTGGGATGGATTAGGAGATTACGAGCCAATTTTTGACGGAATAAAAAAGGATCTCGATTCCATATGGAAATCTTTAAAGGATATCTTTACTGATTCAGAAGTTACTAAAGCAGCAAATAATTTTCTTGATTCATTTGCATATGCAATTGGACAAGTTGCCGGTTCATTTGCCAGAATTGGATTGACAATTGCGCAAAACATTATAGGCGGAATTGAAAAGTTTTTAAAGCAGAACACGCAAAGAATAAAGAACTATCTGATAGATATGTTCAATATCGGCTCTGAAATTTCGCAAATCGCAGGGAATCTTGCAGTCGCCTTCGCGGATGTTTTCTCAGTTTTTGGTGGAGAAACCGCACAGCAGATTACTTCGGATTTAATCGGAATCTTTGCTGAAATCGGAATGGTTCTTACAGAAACGGCTGCAAAACTTGGCAGAGATATCCTTAACATGATTGCGCAGCCTTTTATCGACAACAAGGACATTTTAAAGTCCGCAATCGAGGGTAGCCTCGGAGTAATAGAAACTGTAACAAGTGGGGTCTTAACAGTTGTTCAAAACCTTAGTGACGCAATATCGAGGTTATACGATGAACACGTAAAGCCGCTCTTTGATTCTATAGCAAATGGACTATCAAGCATATTTGGAACTCTGATAACTGGATATAACACGTACGTTCTTCCTGTTTTGCAAGGACTGGCAGAACAGTTCAAAGGGCTGTTAGAGGGACCATTAGGGGACGCGATTTTAAAGATAGAAACATTCCTCGGAAAACTCATTGATTCTCTGAAGCTTCTGTGGGAGTCGGTGTTAGTGCCTTTGATTGACTGGATAATTGCGAATTTGCTCCCGGTTGTGGCAGAAATAATTAATGTTGTGGGCACTGTAGCGATAAAAGTCATAAAATCATTAATTAAAATAATTGGTGATGTAGCAGATACACTGAGCGGAATCATTGATTTTCTTGTCGGCGTTTTCACAGGAGACTGGGAACTGGCTTGGCAGGGAATCAAAGAGATTGTGGATGGAGTATGGAGTCTTATTAAGGATATTATAACCGGCGCATGGGACGCAATTAAAGCCGTAACAAAAGGCGCGTTGAGCATAATAAAAAGTATCATCAGCACTGCTTGGAATGCGATTAAAGCATTGACTTCAACAATCTGGAACGCAATCAAAAAGACACTTTCTGGCCTTTGGAATTCTCTTAAATCCACAGCTAGTACAGTATTTAATGCAATTAAAGCTAAAGTTGTAGGCGTATGGGACAGCGTAAAGAACAAGACATCAAAAACATGGGAAAACGTAGCTACGTTCGTGTCTAATAAAGTAGAAGCGATAAAAAATGCTATCACTAATAAGTTTAATGCCGCCAGAGATGCAGTCAGATCTGCATTTGAAGGTATTGTTAATTTCATTAAAGCTCCGATTAATCAGGCAATCAGCATTGTTAATAATGCAGTTGGAATGATTAATAATGCAATTGGTGGAATTGAATCTGCATTTTCCTTTGGACCGTGGAAGGTTCCAACTCCTTTTGGTTCGAGGACAATTGGATTTACAGCTAATTTCCCAAGAGTTCCTACAATTCCATATCTTGCAAAAGGTGCCGTTATCCCGCCAAGATCAGAGTTCCTTGCAGTGCTTGGAGATCAGAAGAATGGTCGCAACCTGGAAGCACCAGAAGAATTGTTAAGGCAGATTGTAAGGGAAGAAACTGGAGGACAGCAGTCTGGCGGAAGCTATAGATTTACCGCACAGCTCAACAGACGAACCATATTTGATGAGATGATTGACGAAGCAAAGTTAAGACGTGATGCAAGCGGTACAAATCCGTTTGAATTGGCATAGGGGGTGAGAATGTGGCATTTTCAATAAGTAAATCAATAACTGATAGATATAAAATAAATGGGCTTCTCATCCCTCAACCAGATGAGGATATGCAGTGTAACTTTGAGACCACCTATTCGGAGGGAAGTAATCGAACTCAAAAAGGAGTTGCGCTAATAACTCCGCTTTTTACAGTTATGCAATATAGCTATAAAGCCACCAATGTGCCGGTTGATGAGAAATCAACTAATCTGGTAAATGCAATTATTAAAGGAAAGCCGTTCATTTTACATCACTGGTTAGCACACAAAAATGAATGGCGTTCAGAAAAGTTTTACGTGGGAAAAATGAATTACAACATAAAACAAGTTGGGGAATACTATTCCGAAATATCATTTAATATGCAGGGGGTGAATCCACTTGATTAATGTATCAAATACTTTTAAAGAAAAATTGCAGGATGGCGAGCAAGTAATTGAAATCGTGGAGATCACCTTTGCTGACGGAACAACAAAGACACTTGAAAACGAGATTATGATCGGCAACAATGACTTTTCCGATTGTGCGGAGAGTAGTAGCTTCCCGGTCGGCGCTACAGTCTGCAAAACGATGAGACTTGAACTCGATAACACAGAGGATCAGTGGAAAGATTATAATTTCTATCAAGCTAAAGTGCATGCATATTTGAAGCTTCAGACTTCTGTTGCAGAATCAGCTAATGAATCAATCTGGATGGATGATTTTTATGAGCCAATTCTCGATACTGATGGAAACAGCATAGTCCCTTCCAGAGCCGCCTCAGAAGACCGATACGAGACGATTGACAAGGGCGTCTATACAATTACCACGCCAGAGCAATACGGTGAAATATTGAGCTTTACGGCGATGGATGACATGTATAAAACCAATGCTAAATATTATAGTGCTCTGACGCTTCCACAGCCGATTATGGCGCTGGTAAGAGACGCTTGCGAGAGTTTGAATATCCCTATGGGGTTTTCCTCTATGGCACATGGAAATGTAATTGTCACAGCGCTCCCAGATAATATGACATTCCGCCAATTGATCGGTTGGGCGGCAATGTTGGAGACAGCAAACGCCAGGATTGACAATAGAGGGTATTTGCAATTTATTAAGTGGAATTTTGGAGCTGTCGAAAACGGCTCCTTGGTTCCACTTAAATTAGAGGATTACGTGAATAGCCCAACTCTTTCCAGTGATGATATTGTAATTACTGGTATCAGAGTAAAAAACAAAGAATCGGAATCCCTGTTTGGAACTGCTGGATATGTGTTGGAGTTAGAAAACAATCTTCTGTCTGACAGTGACCTCGGAACTGTGGCGGCATGGATTGGAGGTAATTTGGTCGGAGCTAAATTCCGAAATCTGCAAGGGGATTTGCTTTATAATCCTCTGTTAGAATTTGGTGATATGGCACGCAGTTTTGATCGAAACGGCAATGGATATCTTACACCAATCACTGATGTATCATCTCCGTTAAATGGCATTACCACTGTAAAAACGCAGGCAGATGATCCAATCCGAAATAGCAGCACATATATGTCGGAAGCTACAAAAGCACTAGTAGAAGCTAGACAACTTGTTAAGGATGAACGCACAGAGCGCGAAAAAGCCGTTGAAAGGCTAGCAAATACGCTTAAGGAGTCTGGCGGGCTTTATATGACAGAAGATCCACAGGACGACGGTAGTGTAATCTATTATATGCACAATAAGCCGACTCTGGAAGAATCAGATATTGTATGGAAACTCACGGCGGAAGCCATTGGAATTTCTACAGATGGTGGAAAAACCTATCCTTATGGATTTACTGTTACAGGAGAAATGATTACAAGACTGCTATACGCCGAGGGAATCAATGCAAGCTACATCAATGCCGGCGCGCTGATCGTGCGTGACACAAACGGAAAAATTATCTTTTCAGCCGATATTGATAATAACCAGATTGTAATTGACGGCGCATCCGTGCGAATCGGTGCATCACCTTTGGACGGACTGTTAAACAGTATGCAAGGTCAGATTGACGGAAATATCAATACCTGGACCGGGACTCCTGCACCTACACTTAGCAATTACCCGGCAAACGAGTGGCTAACTGATACAGAAATGAGTAAGCATGTAGGTGATCTGTATTATGATGGAGACAGCCATGCTTACAGATTCCGCAATGATGGAAAAGGGTATTACTGGGAAAGATTAAAAGACACGGACGTAACAAAAGCATTACAGGATTCTGAAGATGCATTGACAGCGGCTAAACAGGCGCAGGAAGCGGCGGCCCTTGCCAAGAACATGACCTTGCAGTTGAGTAACGAATACCAAGGTATTTCTGTTGATTCTGATGGAAATTACGGAACGTTTCCGAGCAACGTGAGTACACAGGCAGTCGTGATGTACGGAACACAGGATATTACATCTGATTGTAAATTTACAATTATTAAATCGGATAGCGTAACAGGATCCTGGAATAATGCGACCAAGGCATACACGGTAACAGCATTATCCGCTGATGACGGATGGGTAGATATTAAAGCAACATATATCAGTGTTCTATCAGTAGTTAAGAGATTTTCGCTGGCTAAAATTTATGCTGGGAAAAATGGTACAAATGGTGTTGACGGTCTCCAGGGGCCAAAAGGAGACCAAGGCATACCGGGACCACAAGGTGAACAAGGTATTCAAGGCCCACAAGGACCGAGAGGAGAACAAGGAATTCCTGGAACTCCCGGGGCGGATGGTAAAACGCCGTATTTGCATATTAAATATGCTCCGGTAGAAAATCCAACATCTGGACAGATGACAGAGACACCAGATATTTATATTGGTACTTACACAGATTATTTACAGGATAACAGCACGGATCCAGCTGCCTATACCTGGGCGAAATTTCGCGGGGATGATGGACGGCCCGGAAAGAATGGATATACCTGGATTAAATACGCTTCTATGCCAAACGGCGAAGATATGTCAGATAACCCAGATACTGTTCCATGGATTGATACAGATGGGAATACAATATGTGATACTGTAGGAAATCCAATCTATCTGGAGCCAGAATATGTTGCGTATATCGGAATTGCAAATAATAAGGAAACGCCAACGGAAAGTGATGATCCGGCTGATTATACATGGACCCGATACAAAGGTGCTGATGGGGAAAACGGTTCTGATGGCAAGGATGGAGCAGACGGAAAAGATGGAAAAACAAGTTATACACACATTGCCTATGCGAATTCTGCGGATGGAAAAACAGATTTCTCTGTGTCGGACAGTAATCGTGAGTATATCGGTATGTATGCGGATTTTACCGAGCAAGATAGTACTAATCCAGATGATTACGCGTGGACACTTGTAAAAGGCGCGAATGGCGCACAAGGTATCCCTGGAAAAGCAGGTGCGGACGGAAAGACGCCATATTTCCACATAGCTTATGCGAACAGTGCTGACGGAAAAACTGGCTTTGATGTAGTTGTCAGTGCCGGAAAGCAGTATATTGGCCAATATACTGATTACGACACGCCGGATGATTCCATCGACCCGACAAAATATAGATGGACAAAGATAAAGGGTGAACAGGGCGAAAAAGGAGAACAGGGTGTACCTGGCAGGACATATTTTATCGAGCTTTCATCCAATATCCTAAAGCGAGGACAGGATGATAAGATTGTACCAAGTACAATTACGGCAAAAGCTTATTATCGAGATGGTGACAGTGCTACAAGAACAGCATATTCCGGTAGATGGTATGTGCAGACTTCCACGGATGGCTCTACATTTACAAACGCATTGGTTTCAACTGTGAATGAGCCGAGTAAAAGCTATACTGTTAGCTCACTGGATAGAAGCGTTGTGTCCGTTAGATTTATCTTGTATGCAGCAGATGGAACTACAAATCAGCTGGATATGCAATCTGTCCCTGTAGTGATAGATGTGGACGCACTTACCCACGAAGAGATATTTGATCTTCTTACTAATAATGGCTCAATCAAAGGAATCTACAAAGAAGGCAATCAACTATATATTTCGTTCACTTACGCCAAGGGTGGTACATTAAAGCTCGGCGGTCCAAATAATGGATATGGCACTTTTGAGGTGTATGACGCGAATGGAAATATAATAACCCAAATAGATAACTCGGTTGGGTTTAAAAACTTCAAGGGAAAAGAGTGGTTCCAGATAAATGAGTCTGTAGCTACAGCTGGTTACGATTCACCCCTTGTTCATGGGCTTCTCGATTTGTCCGCGCAATACTCTGGTGGATATTGGACTGTTTTGGAGAGTAAACAAGCTGGTCTTCTTCTGAAGACTGTATCCAGAATGAAAGTTGAGACAACCGGAAGCAGTTCTCTGACTCTCAATGTGCCAGAAATGCCTAAGCTTATAACTGGTAGTAACTTAGGAAAGAATGGAAATGGAGATGTCGGAACAATTGCATCATCCTCTATGCATTATAAAGTACTCGGGAAAACAGTAAAAGAAGACGAACTAGAAGACCTATATAGAGTCAAGGTAATCTGGGCGAAATACAAAGATGGATATCTTATGGAGCAAGACGAACGGTGTGGAAAAGAAATGCCAATGTTCATTGCAGAGGATATTGACCGCAGGTTCCCGATTGCCGTTGACCATGACGAAAAAGGACGTGCTGAGAACTGGAACTACCGTATTATGATTCCCTGTATGTTCGCCATGTTGAAGAACGAGCATGAGAAAGTCAAAGATATACAATCTGAGCTTGATTCCGTGAGAACGGAATTGAATGAATTAAAGCAACTTATCAAACAACATATTTCAATGGAGGTATAAAACTATGGCTAATAATATTTGGAGTAATTACACAGAAAAAACAGCAACACCAGTAGACGCAGATGAAGTAATGGTTCGTGATTCCACAGACGGAAAGAATAAAAGACTTCTTTTTGGCACTTTCTGGAAGTGGGTAGCTAAGAAATTAAACGAGGCTACCATTTCGGAATTGGAGACCGATAACAAAACAATCATTGGTGCAATTAACGCGCTAAATGGCAATAAAGTAAGCAATTCAGGAAATATAGAACTTGCCTCTAATCTTGCTGAAGATGTGTTTGAAAAATGCCACGATGGAGAAGTTAGATTATTCACAATACAAAGTACAGTAAGTATTAGTCAGGGCTCTCCAGATGGCGCTGGTGGATTTTTACTTGTGTATCGAAGCAAAACCGGCAGCAAATATGGAATTGTTGTGCTTTTTTCTTACAACGAAAAAATATGGATGAAAATCAAAAATATTTCTTGGGATGATTGGAAAAAAATACAATTTTCTTAAATAGTAAGGCATCCAGAACGCAAAGTCGTTTAAAGCTTATGTAGCAAAAGCTTATCCGTTCACAAATCGAAATGATTCGTTTTGCAAATGACAATTGTAGTGATAATAATATCATGATTTTTTCCAAATGAAATAATTATTTCGTGAGAATTTTACTTTATTTTATTGCTTTAAAAAGTTTTTATTGGGGTTATTGACAATAACATGCAACGGCAAGAATCTAAGCCTGTAAGAGAAATAGTGATATCGTATGTCTCTTTATTATACTCGAACAGAATACTATCATTACAATTTTTATTAACAGACATAAAACTTCCTGCATATATAGTTGCGCTTCCGGCAGAATCTGAACCAAAAAATAATTGCACAAGGGTACCATATCCAGCATTTATAATTATTTTATTCAAAAGTTGTGTTGTTTGAATTACTGCTGAATAAATAGCATTCTTGCCATTTAGCGAAGTAACTAGACAAAAGAAAATGCAACAAAACACCATCCAACAAAAGATAGATATGCTATAATCGGTATATCAATATCGGAACAATAAAAAGGGAGTTGGACTCCCGTCCACCAAACAAAAAGTCCAACTCCAAGCACCACAAAGGGTACGGTATACAAAAATGTGGGGCTGTAATTCAAAAATTCTCATTGTATCATTTACTTATCAAATATGAAAGGAATGATACAATGAGCAAATTACAGGAATTTTTAAACCTTGGTGATTATTGCGCATCCAACGGCGGCTACCTTGAAAAGAAAAGTAATGCCTATCTGGATGATTTTAAAAAGAATGCTGGATATAACAATTACACAAAATTCGCAAGAGATGTAAATAGCTGGGGACAGCCAGGATGCCAGGGGCAGCCGTGGTGTGCAGAGTATCAGTTCTGGAAGCTGGCAAAAGTTCTTGGAATCACAAATGCGCTCAAAATTATGGGCGGTGGTTTTTACAATTGTGTATCAATCACTAACTGGTCTAAGAAAAAAGGTACTTGGTACAATACTCCAAAGGTAGGTGCGCTTGTAATCTTCCGAAATGGCTCCCATGTTGGAAGTGTGCAGAGTTTTGATAGCTCGAGAATCTATACAAATGAAGGAAATACTTCTAGTGCAGCTGGAGTAGTAGCAAATGGCGGTGCAGTCCGAAATAAGTCCTATTTAATCAGTGATTCAGCAATCGACGGATATGTTTGGATTGATTGGAATGAAGCATCGGGAGATACTTGGAAAAAGACAGGAACTAGAATAGCGACTGTGAACGATTTATACGTCCGCGAGACGCCGAATGGATATGTAATGGGTTCCATTGATAAAGATACTGCTGTTGATATTGATGGAAGAGTGAGTGGAAAATGGACACATGTTAAAGTTTCCGGTATCGGTATTGGCTGGATCTGGACTGGATATCTGACAGAAAAGGCAAATTCCGAATCTTCCACTATCACAGACAAGCAAAACAAGAGCCAGGTTCTATTTAAAGGAAATGTTACTGCAACTGTTCTGAATGTTCGTACATGGGCTGGAACTGAGTACCCAAACATTAAAAAATATCCAACTCTCAACCAGGGAAATGAAGTGGAAGTAATGAATTTTACCCAGAAAGATAAAAACGGTAGTAAGTGGTATTATATCCGTATTGCAGGAAAGTATTATGGCTTTGTATCTGCAAAATATATTAAGAAGCAGTAAAAATATCCCGGGGTTAATTTCCCCGGGAATTTCTTTTTTTAATTACCGACAACATCAATGAGCCAGTTCGTCAGTTCATAGAAGATATCATTAATTATTCTTCTGGATTTTTGGGAAAATATCTAGCTGGAAACCAATCTCGTTGCCTTTCCCATAAGCGTTTTTAGTATCTTTTGAGTAGGCAACCTTTTCAATCAAACTTTTAAGCATTTTATTCTTGGATTCTGTGTCAAGGCTCCAATAGTTATCAAGTAGCTCTTCACAGCGCGGGATAAAATCCGACTGTTGTTTTATAATGTTCTTGTCATGTTTGATTTCTTCTTTTAATTTTTCTATAGTATCGGAGCATGACTGGATAGATGCGGATATTGTTTTGGCACGTTCAAGGAAAACCTCAGTGGTATAGATACCCTGTTCGAGTAGGTCATATTGTTTTGCTTTTTGGGCGTTTAAGCTTTCCAGCTCGTTTTCTTTTTCATGTATGAGATTTTGTTTAGAAATTATTGTTAAATCAATAGCCTGTGAAGATGTATTAATATCATTGTTTAACTTATATTTCTCCACAATCTCCCTAATTCCATCAAGCACAGCTTTTTCAACCAGAGGCAACTTGCTACTTACTGTGGGGCAAGACGTATATGGACACATGAGGGTATCTTCCTGTCCGCGCTTTTGATAAGGACGGCGAACCATGGCGCGACCGCATTTGCTGCAATAGACAATTCCGGCAAGTGGATTACGAATCGAGTTTGCTATACTAACTGGTCGAGGTGGGTTCTTTTTTCGTATTTCCTGTACGGAGTTAAACAGGTCCTCCGATATAATAGCCGGATGCAATCCATCACAAATAAGAGTATCTTTTGATCGTGGGCGTGTCTTAATTACTTGACCATTCTGTATAGTCTTCACTGTTTTTCTCCCATTCCATCGGATTTTCCCGATGTATACCGGATTTGTCAGAATTCCCTGTATACTGGCAGGAGTCCAGTCGCCGCCCAGTGCAGATTCTATTCCCATTTCATTTAATTTCCGTGCAATCTTCGCGACTCCAATTTGTTCGCAGCCATCACCGGCATACCAGGTGTAGATCATTTTTACAATCTCAGCCTGAGCCGGAACAGGTCGGAGAGTATAGCCTTTTTCTTTTTCGAGCTTAACTCTTTCGTATCCGTAAGGTGGTTTGTTACCACAGTATTTCCCTTCTTTTACTGATGAGATCCTTCCAGCGTTCAGTCGGCGCTTGATGGTCTTATATTCACGTCTGGACATAAAAAGCCCGAATTCGAAGTATTCTTCATCAAATTCATTGTTTGGGTCGTATATTTTTGTTGGGGTAATAATCTTCGTGTCAGAGTATTGAAAAGCTCTGGATACAACACCTTGGTCAATTGTATCACCTCTGGCAAGACGTTCCACTTCCACAACCAGAACGCCATCCCACATACCGGATTCTACCTCATGCAGAAGTTGCTGCATGACAGGACGGTCGGCGATAGTTTCTCCAGATACCACTTCGCGGTAAATTGCACCTACAATGTACTCTTTTTTCTTTGCAAGATCTAACAAGATCCGTTCATGCCTGGCAAGCGTTTCGCCCTCTCCGTGCGCCTCAGCTTCCCGATCGGCTCTGGATTTCCTTAGATAGATGCATACTGATTCATTCATTTTATCATTCTCCTTTTTTTACTTGTGCGATAATCCAGGAGATGATATAATTATGGTGTAGGTAAGATTTTCTCCGGATTATCTTATTTATTAAAACCGGTTCCTGTTGGTCGCAGGAGCCGGCTTTTTTATTATTTATTCTATTTCATCAATATCAAGAGAATATCCAAAGACTTCTCCAACATCTGTACATTTCCCTTTTAAAGTAACTGTCTCTCCTTTGGTCATGGAAGCTACTTTTGTTTTTTGTTCATCATTTTTTATGTAGCATTGAACTCCGATAATCTCAAAGTCTCCATCAGCCATCAAGTCAATATACTTTCCAGAAGCGTCAATGTTTGTAAGTTTTCCAGTAATCTCAAGATATTTATCTTTGTATTTATCAGATGCTCCCATGGCATTGTTATCAAGATCTGCCATCATATCATTAACGGAAACAGTGGTATACTCGATCGGTGCAGCTTCTTTCTTTTCTGAAGAAGTAGCCGTTGTTGCACTTTTACCTGATTCCGAATCACTTTCACCCGCTACAGCTCCGATGATCGCTCCGACAAGGATTATCAGCACAACCCATTTGAGCTTTCCACCTTTTAATTTCTTTCGGCACTGCGGGCATACTTTAGCGTCCGCCGGAATCTCTGTTTTGCAATACTTGCATTTCTTAGTTTTCTCTGTACTCATACTACAGTTCCTCCTTATACTTTTGAGTTGATTCTAGCACATATTGTAAAGTTTTAGAATATTTTTGTTAAAATTTTTGTTTCGAAATTTGTCGGATTTATTTAAAACAGTGTAAAAATGTGCTATTATATACATCATGTAAAGTTGTTTTTGTCTAAAAAAAGAGGCGGTATTTTGAAATTAGCCAAAAAAGTTATAATTTTTGTCGGAATAATATTGATAATCAGTTACATAGTTCATGTTCCGAGTCGGACACGCAATCTCTCATGTAAAAATTCTACGGTCAGCCTTGTCCGGCAATCTAGCAGACATTCTACAGTCAGAAGGAGCGTTCCTAACCAGATACAGATTATTTTTGTGCTGCTATACCGTATAATTCCACGTAAAACGCATTTTATATTCGATAGTGCGAATATTTTCTTTGCAATTACGCACATTCTGGTTTATCACTGGCAGTTAGCAAGGAGGGATTTGTCTGCCGATGCCGTTTTATCGTACCAAAGATAATGTAAAAGAGAACAAATGTTTTTGGACGGTAGGAGGTATAATATGGATTACAAGAAAGAAATTATTGAAATGATACAAAAGATAGAAAACAGATGTTGGCTGAGGTCAATATACATTTTCATAAAAACATTAATCGGTTAAAAAGAAAAGCCAAGGGTTTGCGCATTGCCCTTGGCTATTTTCTTATTTCTTTTCGTAAATTGTGTCTAAGAGTTTTTCTAAGTTATCCCATCCGGAATCATCCAGTTTTGCTAGAGCATTTATGAGACGGTATTTAAAATCATCATCACTAGACTTCAGAACATTTCCGAACAACTTAGAAATTTCATCGTTTTTGTTCTCTGGTTGAAACGGTTCTCCAGTTCCATTTCTTAGCCATTCTTCGTTTACGTTAAATTCTCTGCAAACATCATCAATAGTCCGATCTGACGGAACTTTGCTTCCCATTTCAATTTGCGCTACAAAATTCCTGCTTATCTTTAGTTTGTCTGCAAATTCTTGCTGAGTTACGTTTAATTCTTTTCGTAACTCTTTAAACCTGTCTTTCAATTTAATTCCTCCTTTCTGAAAATATAATATCATAAAATGTTTACAAAGTCAACAAAAAGGTATTGACAAATGTTGTCTGAGGGACTATACTGTGTTTACAAGGTAAACAAAGGAGGTGAGAACATGAAATACAGTCCGCTCGGAAGTGGAAAAGTGATATCTCAAACTTTCAATGGTAGTTGTTTGGAAACCACTTTTGAAAGAGAGAACGAATTGAAGTCCGAATATGAAATTTATGTAAACTGGATGAATCCGGATCAGTTAGCAGAAGTTTCATTTCAGTTGCCCTTCCACGATTGGCAGACACTTGAAAAGTCTGAGGTTTGGAGAAATCTGGATGAATTTCTTTCGGAAGTTCAAATCGAATATATTCCGAAGTACCGCCAAGTCCAACCAATTGTAGCGGAAAAGGTTGTGTATAGAAGTCTGTTAGGTTCTTTAGTTGCATTCTTTCGTGATAAATTGATTCGCCAATAGCACGCCCTTTTAAACATGAATAATGGGTTCCGCTATACACGTAAGAAATATTTACGATTGATATGGCAATTCTGGAATGATTGATGATTTCAAAATGAACAATCAACTCATTATTATCTTTCAACTTGAAACCAATAGGAATAAACTCTATTTTTTTTCGAGATTGGAATAAGTTCCATACAGTTCCAGCAGACCCTATTAACCCAAGCGTAAAGGAAACATTTTCAAACGTAATGATTTCTTTAGCCGATTTTAAAATTGAAATAATTTGATTTATTTTAATCGCCTCCCATCTACTGGGAGTATACCACAAGAAAGGAGTGAGCGCATGTCTGAAAAAGAAAAAAGAATCGTTGAAAAGCTGAAAGATGCGATTCCTAATATGTCAGAGTTTGACAAAGGATACATTCTTGGTAAGACGGAAAGTTTTTCCGAGAATAAACCAGATGATTCCGGCAAGGCGCAGAAAGAAAGTTCATAAGTTTCTTGAACCAAGGTTGCCAGAAGTTAAGTAGAAAGGAGTGTATGAAGATGGAAAGAAAATCAATCGCCGGACTTACAGACTATGCTTTAGAGATGCTTGGATATGATAAAGAAAAGATTCTCAAGGCAGTAGAAAATTGCGTAATGGCAATGGGAGAATTGACAATCGCAGAAAGCAAAGTTGCCCGTAAGCATCTGGACTCTGTTATGGAAGAAATGTATAAGCGGAGTCAAGACACCTTAATAAATACTATTCAGCCTCGTTTATAATCTTATTTTCATGAACGACAAAATTATAAGCATAGTTATAGGCTTGTACATACTGGTTGGATAGTGACAGTACATCAGAAGAATTAACTTCATCTTCTCTGTTTAATTTATTAACTTGTGCAGTTGCTTGGATATAAGCTAAAGCAATATTGTGTGCTGCCAGTTCTGAATTTATAGTACGGATTTCTGAAAGTTCACTGTAACTTAAACCAAAATTATCGGGCATAGCAAATTCCTCCTTTCCAAAGGAGAGTATAACACGAAATTTTATCAGCAGAAAGGAGAAAGGCGTGAAAAAATCAACCAGGAAAAAGATCCGTTCTCTTGAAAAGAGAATATCAGATATTGAGTCACAACTTCAATGTCCGCAAGCTACTTTTACATGTCAATTGGTTACTCCAAACGACATTTTAGCCCAGATTCTTCAAGAGAGTCAATATCAAGATCATAAATATGAGATTCGAGCTAATCTGAATGGCAAGACATTATTCGAGAAGAAGACGGAAAGTTTTTTCTTAGAATAATCTGGAGCAAGAATCAGATAAGAAAGAAACTGCAACTTCACAGTAATTAAAGAGGAGGAAGAAAATGAAGAAATTTGAATTAACATCAGAAACCAAAATTAACATTTTCGGAAAGAAACTTTTCCGAATCAAGGCGCTCGTTTCATTTGGAGTTGTAAAAACTGGAGAAACTGGCGGATGGGTAGAAAAAGAAGAAAATGTAAACCAGTCCGGCGATGCATGGGTGTTCGGCAATGCAGAGGTGTTCGGCAATGCAAGGGTGTCCGGCGATGCAAGGATGTTCGGCAATGCAAGGGTGTTCGGCAATGCAGAGGTGTTCGGCAATGCAGAGGTG